GGCTGTAGAGCTGGCTGCGGAGCTGGCTGTCGAGCTGGCTGTAGAGCTGGCTGCGGAGCTGGCTGTCGAGCTGGCTGCGGAGCTGGCTGCGGAGCTGGCTGTAGAGCTGGCTGTAGAGCTGGCTGTAGAGCTGGCTGTAGAGCTGGCTGTAGAGCTGGCTGCGGAGCTGGCTGTAGAGCTGGCTGCGGAGCTGGCTGTAGAGCTGGTCTTTTTTCTTATTTTTCTCCGGTCCGTTTTTCAGCAACAAAAAGACAAAATTGACCGCCAATTCACACATTGCTGGCGAAGAAAAATGCAGGATAAGCGGGCTCTCTTTTCCAAGCCTCTTGTAGAAACCACGAATGACTTCGTCGCCAGCCCCAAAATCAGCGGGCTCGCAGGAAAGCCCTACCTGAAGCCATTCGTCTCGAAATGAAACAAGCCGTGCTTCCTGCTCTGAAGTCAGCTTTGTAATCTTGCCCATAGCCGCAAATTCTCCCCTGATTCAACTTCAAACATACGCAGCTTCCGTAATCCGGAATTACCTCAAATTCCGTAATGTGCCGCCACCGACCGCACGGGCGGCTTGTAGGCGTTCTCATCTTCCAAGGCCGCACTGGCCTCGTCGCCCCGAATCAGGAGGCCGTTCTCCCGAGACCAGGACAGAAACTGAGTCACGGTATCGTGCAAGTCGTCATGAGGCGCTTTCGGAAAGCTCTGGCTCTCCTGAATGACCAGGTCTGACCACCGCGTATCCGGAGCCCAGACGCAGCCGTCCGTAAACAGCGGCACCACAGAGTGCGTCCGCGAGACCTTATCGCCTATAGGCTGGAGCAACTCTGGAGCCCAGTTCTCCCGAGCGTAAAGCCGCGTGATTTCCTGAGCCACGTCACGCCCCCTCGTCTTATCCTCAATCAGAAGCCGCTTTACCTTGTAGCGCCTGCACGTGTCAGCAACCCATTCCACCAAGCCCCAGGCCTCTTTCTGACGGTGGTCAAAGTTCAGCTTTGGTTCATTGGGTAGCGCAGACGTGAGCTTGCCATGAAGCGGGAGCCGCTTACGCCAGGCAAACATCAACATGGCGCGGCGGTTCTTGTTGCGGTCCTGCCAGATGCCCCAGACCGTCAAGGCGTTGTAGTCGTTCTCCTGCTTCTCGCCGTAAGACGTATCAAGGCTGGCAACGACGAGTTCGCATTGTGGAAATTCCTTACGCTCGCCTGACCACTCCAGACCGTAACGCTGAGCCTCCTGAGCGTCCCAGGTCTGCCACCAATCCCGCTTGATGATACCACCGCCCTTAGGGACCGGGGCCTGCTGTAAGCGTCCAGCGGCCATGTAAGGACCAAGGCGGGACTCAATGCGCTTGACCTCGACCTCGCCGAAGCGCTCTGGCCACATAAGCTCGTCTTCTTCAACACGAGGATCTTCCCAAGGCTCCTCATCTGAATACTGCGGGAGCTTGACCGTAACGTTGTGACGTGCAACGTCGTGCCGCATTGGGATCATCAGGTGAACCCAGTCCTCGTCATCGCTGTCAAGGATGACCCCGGAGAGGTCCTGCTCGTGCAGACGCTGCATCACGACAACGATGGCGCTTTCCTTGGGGCTGTTAAGGCGAGTGGATGAGAGCTCTTTCCACCAACTGGCAACTTTGTTGCGGTCGGCGTCTGTCTCAACAACCTTTTCAGTCTCTGTGTTGTGTGGATCGTCGCAGTTGTGGACTAGAATTCCTTCAGCAAAGTAGTTGTGGCAAGGCTCCACCCGGAGGTTGTAGGTCTGTTCTTCCCAACCAACTTCCTTAACAGACGTGACAACTTTTTTGTCTAAGTCAGACCCATAGAGCAAGTCATCTTCATCGATAGTTTCTGCGGGGACGTAGCCACGCCCCCAAACAAAAACGTGGTGGTCTGCTGTACACCGAAGAGAGCCCCCCTTCCAAGTAATTTCTACAATCCGGTTGCCAGGGTTCTTTTCGTATTTCTCAATCGTTTGCCAACAAATTGTTCCCAACTCAGAAAGACCGGCAATCTTGACTTGAAGCCTCTCTGTAACAATTTCTCCAATAGGCAACAATCCGCGATCTGTTAAGACCCGCTCCTTGTAAGGAAGGCAAATGATGATGTCACCACCCAACCCTAGCAAGCTGCCGCCAACCGATGTTGACTGCCTTGCACCACCCTTATCGTTGTCGAAGTCCGACTTGGTATTTTGATCTTGCGTCAAATTAAACCGCCCACCCCAATGCCCTTGATACCAAGGACTAAGCGTAAGGCGACGCATCTTATTTGCACTACCAAGCGCGAGCGGGGCGTTGTAACTGCCACAGAGAAACTTTACCTTAGGTCCAGACCAAAATGTTTGAATGCTCCGAGCCCACACCCAGGCAGGCCAGCAAATGGATGCTACCGTCGTCTTGGAACAGCGGGGTGGGATGTTGATAAGAAGGCGTGGGATCTGGCCTAGAGTAACCGCCTCTAGGTGATCGCACATTGCGTCGAGTGCCCAGCTAGGCTGGAACGTTGAAGAATCAACCGACGTCCAAGCAGTCTGAACAAACTCAGTAAGGCTCTCTTCGCACCGCTCACGCTCCTCGACCTTAGAGTACAGCGCAAGCTTGCGATGCAACGATGCTAACTTTTCCTGATTGATTTGTGGAGCAACTTGCACGCATTACCGCACTTGCAGAAGCTTGATGTTTTCTGCTTTCGGCCCCGGCTTACCATCAGCGACAATAGCGTCGTAAGCCACCTTGTCGCCCGTCGTCACGGTGCCTTCAATACCTGAGCGCTTCAGCGCCTTGGCGTGCAGAAACACATCAGGACCGCCGCCATTAGGCTTGATAAAGCCGAAGCCCTTCTCACCATTGAAAAACTTGACCGTACCCTCGGAACGCTCACCATCGCTAGTCATTTTCGCTGCACCTTCTGGTTCTGTCTCGTAATCGCTGACGAATTGCCTGGCTGCGTAACGTGTGGCTCTCTTGTCCACAGAAGACCACCGCACTTACCAACACCCCTTAAGAAAATAGACATACCGCTCAATGCGTCGTCTTACCGTTGCTACCCTTTGGCGCTACACCAATCGGCAACTGTGCAACAATATCCGTAATCCCGAGCTCAGCAGCTTCCTTGCGAATTTCATCCAGCAACTGCGCCGCCGTCAAGTTGGCAACGTCCACCTTGCCTGTGTGGCGGTAATCCTGAACGTCGCGCCACTTCTCCGGGTTGCGGTTCTTGAGCCAGAAGATGCAAGCGGTGGTGTCAGGTGGGAAGTGCTTACGAACTGGATAACGAATGATGGCGCCATTAGCCAGAATCTTGACCTCTTCGGTGTCAACCGTGTAGCCTAAGGCGCGCTGGGCTAAGGAGCGCTCCACCTTGGGGTCGAAAACCGCATTCTTGCCCTCACGGACAGCCGTGCCAAATTCCGGATGAGCAGAGTACCACCCCTTAATCGCAGAGGTACTGACACTAAAGGCGTCAGCCAGAATATCATCGGTTGCGCCTTGCTCAGCAAGAATACGCGCCATCTTGGCAAACTCAGACTTGTACTTGGACTTATCCAGCTGGGGAACGCCGGGCTTACGACCACGGGTCTTGCCACCGAGATTGCGACGGGGCTTTTTTGTTAGTCTTACACGTTCCATTACACTGCTTCCAGTAGGTCTTCGCCAATAAGTATGCGCGTTTGCCGACCGAGTAATTGCAACAATACCTTAACACGATCAGAAGGGCCTATGCCGTCCCATATGCCGTTAAAACCAACAAAAGGACCAGAACTAACCCGCACTGCATCCCCTTGAGCAAAGCGGCTGGCATTGGGTTTAGGAAGGACAATGACACCGTTAGAGTTTTCACGAGCGCGAAGTTGTTCAATTGCAGAATCTGGCATAATAGCCGGAGACTGGCCTTGCATCACGATGCTGGCAACTCCAAAGGTTCCAGTGATACACCGCCAGCGGCCATCAGTACGTACAAAGAGATAGCTAGGAAAAAGAGGCTGTAGCTTCTGACGCTTCTGGCCCCGAACAACCTCTTCCGTCATAGTCATTGGCGTATACGGCTCAAAGCCCTGACGGGCAATGTTCTCAGCCGCCCAGCGTTCCCGCTGAGCCTTTGTCTTTGCAACGAACCACGATTGTCCCACCGACATGTGGCAAGTATAAAACGCTGGGACGGTAAGATAAAGGCTTGCGTTAAAACGCGCTAAGAGCGACTCGCACGAAGTTTTTCTTTGCCCTTACCTGTCAGACGCATAATACGACCAATTGGCCAAAAGCAGCCATCCGACTTGCGACCGTACCACTGCACAAAATCAGTTCCGTTGAGCATTGCTAGATGCGCGGCGTCCACTCGGTCCTTCCGGCTAGGCGAATTACGCCGAGCTACAGGATCGGAGTGAAAAATCTCAAGGCCGCTACCAGCGCTACCGAGCGCAAGCCAGCCTTCGCCAACTTCCTCCAGGTGCTCGCCGCGCTCCAGCTTTCTCATGTCGGTTCCGCTAATACTACAAAATGGTCGGAGAGGCAGGATTTGAACCTGCGACACCCCTGCTCCAAGACAGGTTCATACTCTCGAATTGGTGCCCCGACGGCACTAGCCTAGACCGTCGGGGCGACGCCGCGACTTCATCCAGTCCTCGGCATTTAATGCACAGCGTAATATTCAGGATGAGCGCTTTTCCACTAAGCTACCCGCGCATAAGAGTTGGCGCGCGGGGTTGGATTTGAACCAACGTCTCTCAAGCTTTTTGCTGCACACGTCGATAGGACCAGCACGGCAATGCTCAGCTTGGGGTGAAGAATCTGAACTTGAGCGCGAGCAAGGCCTTCGCCTTCCGTGTGCCGTTCCGGGATCCCCCGGTTGGTCGGGGGAGGAGGATTCGAACCTCCAGCTCGCATGTTCAGTTTCACATTCAGGCTGAGATTCTCGGTTACTCCTTGAGCAAGTAGTTGAAGACAGCTGCGCCAACGTTCGGCGACTCAATCTCGTCGTTCATATTGGCAGCTTCGCGCGCGTCCTTGATTGCACGCAAAAGCTTATCGACACGAGCCAGAAGCGCCTGCTTTTCCGTTGCAGGAAGCGCACCACTCTGCTTCACGCTAGACCAGTACCCAGCCAGAACATCATCAGTAATCATCTGAGTCTGAGCAGGGTGCTCAGGCGTTGCCGCGTAAAGCACGATAGGCCGCTGCACCTTCTTAGTCCGGTGCGTCTGTGTAACGTTGCTCTTGTAGATACCAGCGTTGGCGTCCAGCGTCCAATCCTCGGCGCTATCCAGAACTGGGAGACAAGCGACAAACGTACGAATGTCGGTCAGCTGCTTCTCCATAAAAAGCAGGTAGCTGACCGGAGCATTGGAAACGATGACGCTATCGTCAACCGTAACGGTGCCGTGCGCAATGCAATTCGTCCAGTCCTTGCGTGCCGTTACAGTCATAAGCTCAGTTGTGAGCCGCTCAACATTCTTCAGAATGTGAGTGGCGACAAACTGGACCCGCTTGCTTTCGCCGGGGAGCTTCTCGCCTTCCTCATCAACGGGCTGGTAAGTTTTGGAAAAGCCGTTGAACAGCTCCGGCTTCTGCGCCGCCTTGTGCAGCTCTGAAATTTCGCTGTAAGTGCGGGACTTGATGCCCTTCTCAACAGCAATGATCTGATTCAACTTAGCCATGAAACTCTGTCTCCTTCAAGCCTTCTGATTCACAACCAACACATACGCGCGTGATTCTTATCCGTATTTCCGACGTCTCGGTGCAAAACGCTTCTCCACGTCCGCCCAAGCCGCTACAGTTGCAGCCGTGACCAAAGCCTCCTTAGCGTGGCGTTCAGCGCCGCTAAGCCCCTCAATCTGCTCCAGATAAGCGTCGATCCCCGCTTCCTTGAGCGACAGCCGATCAAGGGCCTTGACCTCCGTCAAAAAGTCTAATGATGCCTCAATGTCAGCCACACCATATCCGAAGATAAGACTGAACTCACACTCGCGGGACGTCAGTCCAATCTTGTTTTTCTTACATCGGGCCTTGATACGAACACCTACTGCCCGTTTGACCCCGCCCTCGGTCCGCTTGATCGTCTCCATATGGCTAAGCCAAAGCGCGTGGGTAGCGTAGAAATCTAGAGCCTTGCCGCCACTCCGCTTATGCTTTTCGCCGAATGTTACCCCGATGTTATCTCGCACCTGCGAAATCACCATAAGCGCCACATTGGTCTGCTTCAAGCGACGTATAAGCTGGCGGAACAGCTTGCCGAGCATCTTCTGCTTCTCTAAGCCGAACGTACCCTTAGAGGGGTCTCGCTCCAGCTCAGCGCGAGAGGTGAGGGCGTCCAAAGAGTCAATGATGTAGAGCCCTGGAACCTTTTGCTTTTCGCAGACCGCGAGGCACGCATCCAAGTCCTCGAAGATATCCTCGATCGTGTCCCAAATCGTGCCTATGCCTTCAGAGCCGAAATCAACCCGTTTAAGGGGCAGACCAAGGTCTTCAGCGTAGGCCTCATCAAAGGCCGCCTCTGCCTCACGATACCAAATTTTTCCCTTTGGGTACTTTTGAGCGAAATTGGCGCAGGCTTCAATAGCAAGGAGAGTTTTTCCGACAGCTTTATCGCCGATTACATTGGCTACCCTCCCTAAGGCCCAACCATCCCCCAGGACACAGTCCAGCAGCGTACACCCCGTCGGGATGAACTGAATAGTCTTGGGTTTGGGGAAATACAGCCCCAAACCCTCCTTTGCAGGCCCGTTTAACCGGACACGCTCCATTTAGCCCCCTCAGCGCTGCGAGCGCGTCTTCAGGCGCTCCAGGCTACGTCGGGCGCTAGCCACTGGCGAAACGTCCTCCACGGGCTCCGCTGGCTCGCTACGGCCCCTTCTAGCGGGGGTCGGCTCAGGGTCTGCACCACCTTCATCCAAAAGGGCGCGACGACGGGCTGAACGGGGGTCGGGTTCAGGCTCTGCCCGCCCACCCCGACCGTTCCGGACTACAGGCTCGTCAACTACGCCATCTTCCATAGGATCGGCAGCAATAACCCGACGCGAGGCCCCCCGGACCGGCTGTTCGGTAATCACGCCGTCCTCGTCAACGACTTCCTCTGTATCCTTAGCCACAGCCTTACCGAAAAGCACCTTCTCGATATGCGCGGCGTCGTAGTAATTCAGAACCTCAGGCAGCGCATGCTCTTGAATGTAGGACAACCAGCGTTGCTCCAGCTTCTGATCGTCATTCAACGGAGTGGCGTCGCGCGAGACCTCAACCCCTGTGTACTTCGTGTTGGTCATCGTGGTACCTGCACGATGGAAAACAACGTCGTAACCCTCCTCAGGGTCATCGATCAGAATAGGCGTGTCGTTCTTCTTGTCTACAGAACGAGTGTTGATCTCACGGTAGAGCGTCTTCGGAATGAACCAGACCTGAGGGCCAGCCTTCTCATTATCGCGGTCAATGACCCAGCAGAGGTTGACGCCACGGGGACGGAGCTGATCAGACTCTTCCTTATCAGCCGCCTTCAGCCGAGCCTCACAAACCGGGCAAGGCTCATTCTTCATCTTGTCCAGGCAGAGATAGCGAGAATTGTCAGGACCGACACCGTAATGCAGATAGACCTCAATGTCCCAGCCATCACCCCAGCGCTCAGTGTCTTCCCACCCTGGAGGAAGAATTCGAACACAGGACTCGCCTTCCTTGACCTTGAAGGAGGGGATATCGGGGACAACGACACTGTCGTACATTCCACCGCCGCCCTTGGAGCGCCTGACAACTGATTCCACCGTACGGTCTGCGCCACGATAAACAAACTTAGCCACTGTGATCATCCTCCGTTGATTTTATGCAGCACACGCCGCAGGTATTCGAACTTGGTGCGAAAATAGGCAAAGCTACCCGCGCGTACGACAACATACGCAAGGCCAACTATCCAAAATGAGATAAGCACGAGGTAAAGGACTTCCTGCATTCCTTAAGCCTGCTCTACAAGACGGCGGCGCTTGCGCTCATTGTTGGCAGCTACACGATTCTGCTCAGAAAGCGAAGCACGAGCCTGACCAGCGCCGCCCTCCATTGCGGAGTCATGCCGCTGAGCGATGTAGAGCGCCACAAGCTCCCGAAGCATGAACGAGCGCTGTGAGAACGCCTCCTTCAGCGCAAGCCATTCATCAGCCGCTTGGCGAGCCTCAAGGTAAGTGCGCTGGGAGTCCTGAACAGCGGGCAGCGTGCGCAGCTTGTTCTGAAGCGCGCTCTCAGTCATCTTCTCTTCAGCTGCAATAGCCTTAGCCCGAAGGTCTTGGTCGAGCTTAGCCTGGAGCTCCTCGAACGCCAACTTGGCCGCGTCGCGGTCTGAAGACGCTAACACTAAGGAACGAGCAACATGGTAAAAACACTCTGGCTGCTCAATCAGGCAGTCATCAAGTGCATCCTTATCAATTGCCAAAAATTCCTTGTAGCGATCAAGCGTTTCACCACTGCTCTTAGATTTCACTTCAGCGACCTTCGGCTGCACTGTAACTACGCCCTTCATTTCAATCTCCATTCTTATCGTCTAGAGCCTTCAAAGCCAGCTCGCAAAACTTAATGTTTAACGAAACGGTGATTTCCCAAGCTTCCTCTGACATCTTATCAAGCTTCATTGGCCCAACAATTTCGGCTAGCGCTACCTGCGCATCCAAAATTCCGCGAGCGTATTCCAAGCGTCTAACCATTACCTACACATACTCGCTAGCTTAGGACCGCACGCCCACAAGCCAGAACCAACGGGGAAGCGCCGTCAGCCGGGTTGAAAGGCGTGTCGAAGCAAGACAGCAATTCCAATCCACGGCCAGCTGCCGCCTCATTCTTGGAGCCTAGAATAGTCTTCGTAAGATACCCGCGAATCAGGTGCCGCACCGATTCAGGGCTGGTGTCTTGAAGCCCGTTCAAGAGCCGCTGAACCTCAGCCCAGTTGCTGCCTTTGACCAAAGCGCGAGCCAAGTCAATTGCCTCAGCCGCCGCGCTTGCAGACCGCAGAAGCTCCTGAGCCTCCTTCACGTTCTTGACGCCAGAGCAGACCGCAAGGTTAGCTAAGGCTTGTCGCGGAGAACCCTGAGCTTCCTCAGCGCAAAGGTCTACAACTTCTTCGGCAACCGCAAGCTTCTCCTTAGCCACAACGCTGTCAAGCAGCGTCAGCAATTCCGTTACCGGAACAGGCTTGAGATCGTAGCAGGTGCACCGCGTGCGAATGTTGGCGGGAACACGCTGGGGTTCTGTGGTACAGAGTATCCAGAAAATCCAAGCTGCGGGTTCTTCCAAAGCCATCAACAAGCTGTTCCAAGCCTGCTTCGAGAGCATATGCGCCTCATTACAGATAATGACTTTGACAGTGCCTTCACCTAAGGGTCGGTAGCGCAGCCCCTCAATAACAGCGCGCATATCATCTACGCCCGTTTGAGAAGCCACGTCGATTTCAATGAGGTCCATTCCACCAGCGCACCCAACCTCTTTGGCAACGATGCGAGCAAGCGTGGTCTTGCCAGTACCCGAAGGGCCAGTGAATAGGAAGGTCTTGCTACCGCCCTTCTTGAGAAGGGCCTGGAGCGAACGCACCACAGCAGCTTGTCCGACAATCTCTGAGAACTTCGTGGGACGATATTTTGTGATGAACGCTGTATCAACCACCGTGACACCCATCGCATGCAATAAGCGGCTGGACCGGACGCTCTGGGTCTAAGACGCTCCACAAGTCTCCCTGCTGACGACTGTCCACGACACAGCTTTCAATCTTGTACCGCCAGACCTTGAAGCCGTGACCGTTCAGCTCTTGGACAAGCTCTTGGGTACGCTTGGCAAGATCATCAATGTTCTTGCTATGGCCTGTCATGAACGTATCACGCTGCGAAGGCTTTTCTGGCCCTTGGTCCTTAAGCATAACAAGGTGTGCCAGCTTGAACCCAAAAATCTTGGCAAGGCCACTGGCCCGTTCACGCTCCTCTCCCAAGATTGGAGAAATCGTGATGTGCGCTTCTAGATAAAGATTAGTCATTTCATTTCTTCCATTGGTCTGAACTGAAAACGCCAAACTCACTCATTTCCGCCCAGTTCGTTCCGATAGCGCCTTCGACCGTAATCGGCACATTGATCCAATCGAACTTAGGAAACAGCATGATGTCTAAGATCTTCTCAGCAACGATGTCCACACGCTTCTCTGGAACACGAACGAATGTAAGATCGTCGTGAATATTGATTTCGCACTGAAGCTCAGGGTCTCCTGTTTCACTTAAGTCGCACATGACTGAAAGTACAATTTCTGCGGCCGTCCCTTGGATCGGTGCATTGAATATCTGGTTCGTTGACAAGGGTCCATGTCGCCTACGTCCCGTCAGGCACTCAGTGTAACCATACTGGCGGTAGAACTCTAACTGGCGTTCCTGCCATTCCTTGACACCAGAAAACTGTTTCCAGAACTCCTCATACAACGGCTTGATGACATGCTCTGGGATCTGTAAGTACCCAGCCGCCGAACTAAGCCGAGCACCGAAGAAAAGCGGAAATACCCACTGGTTTTTCACGTCAGTGCGGAAGTCCTTCATCGTCTTCTTGTCAGTCAGATTCTTCTTACCCCCAACGCGCGTTGGATATGCTCGCGCTAGGCGCTCCGCCCATTCAGCATGAACATCATAACGTTCCCAAAGCGCTTTGCTAAATCTCTTATCCTTTGTGAACATGCATATCACACGGGCCTCAATCTGGCCTTCGTCGAAGGCTAAAATCACGCACTCCTTCTCAGCTACAACTGGCTTGCGAACCTCCTTAGCATCACTGTCCCGCTTGGGAAAATTTTGCAGGCTCGGACCGTCTACTGACAAACGTCCTGCTTCTGAAAACACCGTATTGAACACCGCATGAAGCTGCCCATCTGGGTAGAGCGTTGGAGCTCCAACTGCAAGGGGGTCCACGTAAGTTGACTTCAGTCGGTTAACACCCCGTAGCTCAATCAGAAGCTTGGATAAGGGGTGGTTGATCTGCTCCAGCACGCTTTCATCTGCGGAGTAGCGTTTCTTCTTGGTGTATTTGTCCTCAACCAGAATTTCTGAACGGTTGAGCATATCCTTGAAAACGTAGATCACATCGGGATTGGACAGCGGCTTGAAATCTGTGTTCTTCCTACGCTTGAAGTCAGCAATAATCGGAAGCGCTGAAATCTGCGCAAGAATCTTCTTAAGCTGGGCGGAGTACTTGTCCTGGAGCCGCTTGACCTCGACCTGATCAACAGGGAGACCTCTGATTTGGGTGAGGACACAAGTCGGAACCCGGCGAAGTGCTAACCCATAAGCCTCCTCTAGTCCTTCTTCCTTGATCCGTTCCGCCTGCTTTTCCCAGAGCAGCGCATGGTAGCGCGCATCTGGTGCATTGTACTGAAGAACAGCCTCAATCGGCGTCTCCGCTAAATTAGCCCGGTCCACACCTGACATCTTCTTCAGATTGAAGCCAAAGTACTGCTGGATCAGGAACTCAAGGCTGAACGGTCCGGCCTTCTTGTTGCCCTTACGCTCATCCAGGATACACGCCTGCGCCTGGGTGTCTTCCCAGATACCAGCACGAACGTACTCCAACCCAAAGACGACCCCGGACCACTCAAGCTCGAACGCCAAGTTGTGGACAGCCTTGACGCCTTTGGCTGTCTTCAGGAAATGCTTCCAAGCTGCAACAACTTCTTCACGCTCGAAGGGAGTCCAAGGCGCTTCTGGGTGGTCTAAGGGGAAGGCGATGGCACGGGTGGCGGTGGCCACAGCTATCGTCAGAATCTTAGCGCCTGCTGACATAGCACGAAGGCACGACGTTTCGTAGTCCACCCCAATAACAGGCTGCTGAGCCGCCCACTTGAGCGCCTGCTTGACCGCTAGGACGCCCATAGCGCCGCCCTGAGTGATGGTCTCTACGCCCCGCCTGACGTCAGCGGCTGTGTGAACCACCGCCTCAGGGAGCGTCTCAACCTCGCTGAAGGCCCGTTTGAGATCGAACGCAAACATGCGCTCTTCTTCGCTGCCAACAGCGTTATCCCCGCGCCGCTGCTTCAGCAAATACTCAGGATGCTGAAACGGATAATACCAGCAGGTATGCGCGCCCACCTTCACCGGCATTCTACGGCCACGCCAGAGCGTGATGCCATTGAAACTGGAGACCCAATCTAATGGTGTACTTCCAAATCCGAAGATCGCCTTTGGGCGAGAGCGCTCTATGTCAGACGCTACACTCGGACGACAACATTCCAACTCTGTGCGTTCAGGTGTAGCATCCTGCGGAGGCCTGCACCGCACTGTGTTATTGAACCGGACCTTGTCCTTGAAGCGGCGAGGGATATGAGCGTGGAGGAGTTGACCAGCCTCACCAGAAAACTGTTCCTGCTCCGCAATGTCTGGTGTCGCCGCAGCATCACCCAAAATATACACCAAAGGATGTTCAGTGCCTGTGGGCTTAAGTTTCCCATTCTTTGTAGAAGTTAAGGGGCACGCACGACATTCCAACTGATGCAGGAGCGCGATGTCACTTGCGCTCCTGAGGTTGACGGTTGGCTGGGACGATAGGAGTGAGGACACCAATTACCGCACGTCAATGGTCGGCACAATCACCGACGGGTTGAACGTCACCCGATAGTGATAGACGCTAACCTTAGCGGGCTCCATCTGCTCAGAAAAGTATGTGACGTTGTCGGACAAGCCGAGGAAGTGCTTCTTGTAGTCGTTTGGCCCTACCTTGCAAGTGACCGTAAGTTTCTTCGGCTCGTGAAGCTGCGAACACAGCCCCTCAATCACCAACATGTACTTGTCTGTAATGCCGTTGTAGAAAACAATTCTGCGATTGACCCCAAAGTTGTCGGCCACTTGAGACAAATTATAGGATGCCACGTCGGCCTCTCTAGAACACGCAGCCAATCCAGCTGCAAGACACAAAACCGCAACAGATTTCAACATAGCAATTCTCCTCGGGTTTCTGATTCAGATTAAAGACTTGCAGCAATGTACGTGAAGTTAGGTTCACCATACAGAACCAATGAACCTTCCGTCAGCGAGAAGCTCTCAGCGTAAGCCAAGGCCCGGCGCACCAGCGCAGCCCGCAACCTAGCCTTAGCGGCAGGATGCTTACCCTCCAGCGGCAGCTTCTCCGAAAGCGCGCCAAGAGCGTAGTCGCCGGTCAGGATTAGCGTATCCTTTTCCACAGCGACTGTGACCTCAGCGTCCTTATTCCCAGCCAGAATCTCAGCCCGCTCCAAGGCGCTGGCCAACCCAGCAGGAAGCGCAACCGACTTCGAGTGCTTAGTGAGGCTGCGATCCACAATCTTGGAAAGGTCGTCCGCTGCTGACAGGTCCAGCACATTGGAGTAGAAGCTGATGCCTTCGCCTTCAGCAATCGTGCAGTCCTTCGCCAAGGTCAGGCTCACGCCTTCAGGCGCTTGCGCTACGATCTCAGCTGCGAAGTCACGTGGCAACAGAACCTTGACGCCACTAGCCGCCTTACCCTCAACCAACACCCGCGCCATGGTGGCTGAGTCCGTGCTGTAAAGCTCCAGACCGTCCTCACCACTTTGCAGCATGACGCCGTGATGCTCCACCCGCGTAGCAGGCGTAGCCTTGATGAAGAGCGTCTTACGCAAGCCTTCGATGAAGTCTTCACCCAAAGAGAGCGTGGTTACGCCCTTAGGGTATTTGGCTGGGAACGGCCACACCTTGCGCGCTGCTTCAAGGGTAGCCAGCTTGCTGGAAGATTTGCCGAGCTTGACCGCGAGAGCTGTACCGTTGGGCTCCAGCGATGCCTCCTTCAAGGCAGATGTGCCTAAGAGGCCGATCAGCTGCGAACCAGGAACGCCACAATCCAGTTCTGTCTTGAGCACCAGCTTGATGCCGAAGCCGCCGTCGTAAGCGTAGGCTGCGCCCTTGTCAAACCAGAAGTGGCTCAACTCTTGCACAACGCCGCCTGCACTCAAGGCAGGCTTCAGCTTGACCAGCTCTGCAACGAACTCTTCTCTGTCAACCAACATCAGAACTTTCCTCTACTCGGTTTGGTAAGTAACAATTTCTGCTTCCGTTTTGGCGTGGGCTTTTGAAAAAGATCTGGTTCCGTCAAAGCCTTTTCGATGCGCTTACACGCCCCATCAAAGTACGGTTCCGACTGTTCAATCCCAGTAAACTTACGGCCCAACTTGACGGCGGCCACGCCAACACTACCGCTGCCCATATAAGGGTCTAAGAACGTCTCACATCTTGGCAAATAATTTATACACCAGACATACAATTCAACGGGACGCTCACAAGGATGGTCAGATTCCGCTTTCTGGGCAACCGTAAAATTGGTCCACGGAATTTCAACGACCTCAGTCTTTTGATAATGAGTACAACTCGCGATATCCGCCTTACTAAAGTTAGGCATCTTTTGTCGCTTAACCCAAACGATTGCGCCACCACGATCCTCAAAGCAGTTGAAGAAGTTAGCGCCCCATATGATCCGATGAGTTGACATACGCTTGAGCGTCTCAAAAACGTCTGAAGGGGGGGGGCAGATCGTTCCATTCAACAGCTCTTCCATAACCAACGCCCCGCCCCATTATTCGCCCAGTTGTTTGCACAAAATTACCAACGCCAAAAGGGGGATCCGTTACAACAGCATCAAACTCCCCAAGTGTAGGTAGTATTTCCCGACAGTCGCCAAGATAGAGCGTGACCCCTTCAGATAGGGTTTCAATGCGGCTCATGCCCTCTCAGCATGTTTGTTTGAATCTGTCAGAGGCACGGGCTTAGCGTCTGCCAGCGCCTCAGCCTCGTCCATCAACAGGAACAGCAACGCCCGCGCCGCCTCAAGGTCTTGAACCTCAGTCCAAGTGCATAGCGCCAGAATGTAGGCGCGCTCAAGGTCTGTGAGATTGTTAGCGGTGCTGAACTCGGCAACGGCTTGTACTCTATCATCAAAGGACAATATACCGCCTAACGCCAAAGCCTGCGATCCACCAACCTCAATGCGCTTGTTCAGGTACGACAGTGACTTTTGCAGGTCCAGAAGTCCACCCTTCTCACGCCAGCGAACTGGGTACTTTGTCGCCTGACCGAGCAAATAATCAAGGTTGAGAAGGATCGTCAAATCCCAATGGGCAAATCCTTTCTCATTGTGGTAATGTGAACCGCCGACCTGCATATCGTTTGCTGAAGTCATGCTACCAACCTTATCTTCTTTTCTGCCATTGCAACCGTACGCTCTGGAGCGCCGTAAAGAACTTCCTGCCAAGGGTCTGTCACAACCGCTGTCAAGCGTGACGCCAGCGCCGTAAACGCCTTAGGCCGTACTCGCCGGAGCAAATCAGCATTCGTAACGAACAAACGGAATATCTCTGCAAACCACTCAGCCGCATTTGGAGCATAGCCTGTCAAAGCGGGCTCACCCGTTGCCGTCATCACACTGACACTGTAATCACCAAAGTACGAACCTTTGCTCTTACTGAACGTGTAGTCCACGCAATGCCCAAGCTCGTGTTGGATTACACCATAGGGCGTCCTATCAATAACATACCCAGGCCAAGACCACGCACGGTTCGCTCTTCCCTCCGAAGCACACTTCTCAACACAGATAGCGATGTAATTTGGCCGGTAGTATGCACAAGCCTGAAACCGCCAGTCCGCTTTCGAAACAATGCGAACCTCAGGCATTTCAAGTTTGTTGCTCGCACAGAAGCGCTCAGCCAGCTTAATACCGCTCTTAAGAAGATCGTCTTTGGTAAAAGTAGCCATTTAGGCTGTCTTCAGCTTTGCCATACGCCTGTCCATCCAGTCCCAAGCCCCCTGCCGCCAATCCGGAGCCATTGTGTCCGCTTCAATCAGCGTTCGTACCGCACGCTTCCGCTCTCCAAGTTTCCAGCGCTCGTGCGCCAACAGAAGCGGAACAGCAGTTGTCTCAAACCACGAATTTCGAAACACAACCGAACCAGCGGGCCTGCCGTCAGCCCACGCCATGAATGTCTCCAGATCGTCATCCCAGTGACCCCAGTCATTACCCATTGGATGCGTCCCAGGGTACGTTGGCGGTTCAAGAAGTTGCTCACCAACCTTAGCAAGAACATCAAGATACGCGTGAAAATTGAAACTCACTTGTGAATAAGTACCAACCTTGACCCCAATGCGGCCTGCGAGGTACTCAAGGAGCATGCTGAAATGCACGGCATTCGCGCCGTAACAGCCGTAGATTGCGTCATTGCTGCGGCACGTTACCATCATGTCTAGGTAAGGCACGAGCTCTTGGTGAGCACCCCCCATTCCATTGGCATAACTCATCCCAACGGTTTCAATTTCTGAGCGAACTCGCAAACAGATATTGAGATTGCATGGGACATCCTTCTTCTTGACGTCCAAATCGGAACACGGGTCCCACATCTGAATGACTGCGCGGCGCTCATCATGATTCTCTTTCAGCAACCTTACAGCCACGTCAAGCTGGTCTGGAAGAACGTCGTGCCCGCTCCACTCCAGATCAAAGTGCTTGCGCCAGCGGTAGCCGTAAGCTCCGTGCTGATTCCCGTCGTCCTCAGCAAACCGCTTTGAGAAGTCGGAGACAAAGCGGTCTAGCCACGTTGCGTCCCGCCGTCCAGAAAGCATCCAAAGTGCCTCAAAAACATGGAATACAGGATTTGCGTCACGCTTAGGATCGAACAGCACGCGCTCCCAAGGCTTGGAATAGACTGTTGTAACAGGTGTAGGCGCAACGAGCACTCGCCCGGCGCGTGAGTCCTGCTCAACACCGACTTGCCTCAGGTAGCGTAGGCCCTGAATGTAGGCATCGTTTACTCCTTGGCAATGCAGAACGTGCATTTACTCAACTCTCCAACAAAGCGTGAACACCCTTAACATACTTAGCGATTGCAATCTGGTCCTCAGGCGGAAGCTTTGGTGTCAAGGCTTCGAGTGCCTTGCTGATGTCGTCAACAATTGGCGCTCCAAACTTGTTTCCTAAGGCAAGTTCCATTGCTCCAAACTCCAACATTTCTAGAAGATCACAGCAGCGGCACCTTACCTTCAACAAGCCCTCAAGCTCTAAGTCTGGACCGCCCATTTCTCTGACAGCGTCTTTCTCGACACGGTCGCAAACCGCTTTCAGGTCTGAGTTACGCGCCTTAACCGGGAACGGAAGGTCTCCTAGAACAAGTTCGCCCAGATCGTGCCAAATAAAATACATCGTAACTTTAGGCGAGGGAGGACCGAACACACTCGCCCAAATTCTGATACAATGATAGCTGTGCTCAGCGACCGTTTGACGTTGAAGCGTTACCCACGCATGATATCGTATTGTGCCTCCAGCAAGGCGCGGATTGGTTAGGACTTGTGCGCGTGAAATCATCAGTATGAAGTTTCCGGTTTATAGCGAGAGCGAGGGCGTCCTTCACCTGATTTTACTCTGAGATACTTGTCTGTTTCGCATAATGCCGATTGGCACGATTGCAAATCCAAATCTTCATACTCTGATCCAAGCTCTTGGATCAAAACCTTACGCCAACCCTGAAGCATCTCACACCAAGCCTCCATGCTCGCGGGCTTCTGCTTCAATGGAAGACCTAGCAATCGGTTGTGCCCTCGAATTGATCCTGGCCCCATCGGGGTCCAAGTATACAAGTCTGTAGCGTTGCACAGAAGAGGCGTGTACGTCCAGTCCGAAATTACCTGACCAGACATGAACCCGCCCATATACCGCGCTGTCTTTAGAACTTCCCACACTCTCTGAACAGACTGTGTCTCAAATGACGCCAGCAGCGGCTTCTTGATCAGAGTCAAATTCTTATCAATGACCACTGTAGAAATAGCGAGTCCCTTATTCAGCCCGGTGTCTTTCGGAGGGACAACCGTATAAGCCCCCGTCCAGGCCTTCTGAGTTTCTCTGCGCTCCTCAATGGCTAGACCTACATTGATCAAAGACAAAGTCTTTCGCGGCCAAAGCTTCTCATCCCTAAGAGCCTGGAGCGTTGGCGGCCAATTGACCCACCGACACAGCGCAGTGAACTGGATGAAGCTCCAAGGGCTGAAGGCCTCTTGCTGCGAGAACACGTTCTTGATCAACCACTGACTGACACGGTCGTCTTTTCTGCGAAGATTACAGAAACGAAATGTGCGAAAAATTGGGTCTTGCGTCCACTCCCATTGCGGAAGCCCAGCCGCCTTACGCTTGCGAATCTGCTCGCGCTCCTTCGCCCAATAGATCAGCGGCTCCAGGTTCACTTTGCGCTCCGAAGCAGCGCTACCAACTGCTGGCTATCTCGCGCAGGCTGTAGGTTAACAACGCGAGCTTTCCGCTCTAGCAACTTTGCCTTGTGCCGAACCACATTCTGGTGTTTCTTAATCACATTCTTTGGGTCAAACTCGCGAGCGTCTGCACGTTTGGCCCTACGCGACTTAACGTTCTTGATGCAGTCCTCTAGGGAAGTGGTCATAAATGCATAGACTGGTTCGCAGTTGAGCTTATCCATCAGCGCACCAACGCGCCCGTGGCCTGAACTGATAATCACACCTTCAAACACAATGTGACCCTTCTTGGCGTACCGCTCGATAAGCTCCAGCAAAACTTCGTATGGCTGAATTTGGTCACATCCGCCCGTCGGGGTGTGATAGGGACCGAGAACGTAGGTGGGCTTCTTGACGCCCTTGATTTTGCACTCATACGCCTCTGGGTAACGCGGCCCCAGAATCCCGTAGATTGGAACGCCCTTGAAGTCGTCGATAAGAGACCTGACCAGCGTCGATTTGGCCGATCCGTTTGTGCCACGCACCGAAATTTGCACCGCTAAGCTCCCAACAGTTCTAGGAGCTTCGGCAGCGCAGCTTGCCGATCAACCTTGACCACGCGAGCACCAGCGTCGCGCATCTTGGCACAGTAATTCGTAGCACGGCCGTAGTTTCCAACCGTATTGGTCTTTGTCTGAAGCTTGCCTTCGCCACGCTCAGCGCGGCGCTCGTCAATGGAGGCAATGCAAGCTGCTAGCGGCGTCGTAAGCTGTAGCACGTAGAACGGAACGTCAAGTTCCTGGACCAGCCTAGGACCGCGCGTCATGTTCATCACGAAGAGACCTTCGTAGAGAACATGAACCCCCTGAGCGCTCATATTCTTAACCAACTCAAACACCTGCTCAACGTCGTGAATCGTATCACAACCGCCCGTTGGGGCCTCATAATGACCCGGTATGAAGACGTTGTGCTTCAGCTTCTTCTTGAGGTCAAACAGATAGCCAATCGGTGCTTCGCGACCGTCTACGTGCTGAACCTCTTCGGTTCCATTCTTACGCGCCCAAGCTAGGAAAGAGCGCATTAGATAGCTCTTTCCCGCTCCGGATGTTCCTGCTACTGTAATAATCACAACTCAACCCTTACAATTGGGTCAGGGTTTTCGATGAACCGAATATTGAGCTTTGCCTGCTTCCTCGCGAACAAAAGGAAGGCGGTGTCTCGAAAGTAAGCCACTTCAACCAACCACCAGCCCCCGTGCTTCTTGTGAAAGAGCTTCGCCAGCGCCTTAAAGTACTCGGTTGGATCGTGAATCTCTGTCCCAACGTACTTCAAATACGTTCGATAAGAAGACTCGCCATACCGGAAGTAGAATACTGAGCAATCGTTCAGAATTACAAACTTCTCAGCGGTGTCAAAAGCCCGGTCAACAGCTTCAGTGTAAGGGCCTTGCAGGTAGCGCTTCAGCGTCAGATTATTGAAATCCAAAAAGATAGTGTCTGCTGTCGGAAGCGGCATTTCAAGTACATCAAGGCCCGTCGGGGTCCCATAAAAATTGAGCTTAAGAATCTTCTGACAGCTTTCGTCAGCGTCGTTCAAGTAAAACTTACTACTATTTGCTAGAATCCGAACGCTAAGGCCTACCCCTGCCATTGGCTCCGCCAGAGAACTGTAACCACCCAGCTTCAACATTCGCGTCTTGAGGGCTTCAAGGCAGAGCAGCTTGGCGGGAAGCTTGTTCGCCAGATAGCCTTTCTTCTTCAGCCGCGAGACCAGCTTAGCAACGTAGGGTGTGTTGCCGTCAAACGCTCCAGTCTCGACCAAAGCGAGCTCTGGCGGAATAACAATTGGTGCGTAACCCCGGACACAGACTTTCACGACCAAATATTCCGATCAAATGGGTTGTCAAACTCAGGCCAGCGCTTCGACATCATGATCACGTGGCCGGTCTCTCGATAGTAATTCTGCTTTGCAGGAACAAGGCCGGGGTCCTTAGGGCAGTATTCCAAGAGTAGATGCTCAGGCTGACAATCCGCTCGGCATTCCCAGAACTGCTCGACAGCCTCTTTACCCCAACGTTCTTCCGCCAGCTTGATGCGATCGTGGAACATGTCCTGATAGCAATTAGGAAAGCGCCTGTTCTTTCTATGCCAACTTTTGAACGTGCACAGAGCGCTCTCTAGGGTGAAATACCCTACATCCCTAGGGTCAACCCGCTTATTGGATTTGACGCGCTCTCGGGCCTCCTCAAGGAGGCTGAGGGCCTCCTCCTCTAGCCATACAAACTCGGCTTCAGTGTAGTCACCCTTGAAACCTGTCTCTTTGTACCAGTCCATATCGTCGCGACCCAGAACCTTAGCCAAACCGTTGCGATGCGAGCGCGAACCAGGGAGGTCTCTCAGAAAAAGAGTGCTACAGGCGATATCCACCCCCATGATGCGAAGGTACTCTGAGTAGGAGAACGCCGATAAGCGCCCGAACGTGTAGAAGTCTGCGCGTAGTGCAGCCCACAAAGCTGAAAACGAAGATTCTCCAGCTAGCCTTCCAAACTTTGCAAAGTAGGCTTTCTGCGAAGACTGCACCAGCTTTGTGTAACACTCAACTGCCTTGACAAAGTCCTTCTTGTGGTAGCGACGGTCTGTGTCCCAAGCGAGACGATCGTAGTGCTTGTCAAACCAGGGCTTCAGTTTGGAAGTTTTGACTTCTGCAAGGGTTGGGAAAGCCTCAAAAATCAACCAACTGGTTACAATATTCTGCGTGTTGCCGTTAAGGTAAGCTAGCCAAAGCCTCTGTTCAACATCCAGCTTATGGCGCTTCGCCAACCAGGGCATAACGTAGTAAACGCACCCTGGATGCGAGCGGTTCTCTAGGTGAAACTCATAGAAGCGGAGAAAGACTTCTCGACGGTACTCCAGCTTCCGGAAGTCAGCACCTAGCGGGAGAACCTTCTGTTCCTCAGAACAGCCTCGACCCGGCAGGCGCGGGCCTTGCGCCTGAGGACGCTGGGGCTCTGACAAGAGCATGAAAGGTATGGTCAGCCAACCGTGATATTGCCAAGGGTTTTATCCCAGCGAATGTGGTGGCGCGGCACCCCCGCCTCAATGGCGTCCTGCACCGTCATTCCAGCCTTGTACTTGTCAAACCAGTCAGCGCTCTTGGAGCCCTTACGGAAGGGGTTCTCCTTGGCAACGATCTTGATCTTGTCGCTGGAAACGAACAAGCCACGAGGGCCAGGAGCGGTCTTGGAACCGTTAGCCGCCTTGGCCTTCTTCTCGGCCTTTGGGGGCTTTGCGGCTTTGGCGGGTTTGGCAACTTTCGGAACCTTCTCCTTGCCCTTCTTCGGCTTCTTGGGAGCAGCTTCGATAGCGTCTTCCAACTCAGCTTGCTTCGGCTCACCACTCAAGTCCAGGTCTTCAATTCCAGACGGAAGGGGGAGCTCAGTCTTTTCCTCTATAGCGGAAAGGGCGGAATTCACCCAAGCCTGAGTCGGCTCAGAAAGGCCCTGCCACTCGTCGTCCTTGACGTTATTGGCCGCCCTAGCCAGCCGATTGGCAAAAGCCTGGGGCGTGTCGCCGCTCTTGGTCTCAACATCAACCACAGCGGACAGTTCCGCCACCACCGAATTCACCGCCATCTGGCACTTCTCCCTGAAGCCTTATTTCAGACTACACATACGCGATCAACGCTCTTCCGTCAGACCAGGGCGAATTTCCTGCTCTTCCGCCCCAAGATCTTCATGCCACAAACCGGGGCGAATCTCTTGAGCCCGCTCAAGCCTTTCAAGTTCAGCTTCAGAACGCTCAGGCGCAAGCCCTGATCGAATATTTCGGTCGATTTTAGTTTTCATTGCCAAACTCCTACCGAACCATAAGCGGCGGTCGGGTCGTAATAATAGTGCGAAGAACCTTGTCATCCTCACGCACGTCTTTAACCCATTCAATGTGACCATCTGCCATCTGAACGAGCGAGACCTTCACAGCGTCAGAGCGGGTTGGGTCGCAGAGCTCCTGCTCAATGATTTTGCCTTTGGTAGGCTGAAAAGATGCAGCGCGCTGCATGTAAACCTCACGGTTCGAAGGGTCTTGCTTTGAAACGTCTCTAGCAACCTCGCCAGCAATTTTCATCATCGAAAACGCTATCGTTGCATCAACTTTGCTTTGCCAATCCAGCACCTTTTCGCGCAACTCAGCAGAGATTGCACCGTCAAGCGGCTTGTTGAGGTCGCTCATTGGTTCACCCAAAGTGGGCCTTCAGCTTGCCCACAATGTCCGTATCTTCCGAGACGCCCAGCACCCGAGCATAGAACTCGTTGGTCGTCTCCCGCACCATGAAGTGCTTGGCGCGCTTACGGTCAAATTTGAGCAGGTCGGCACCGTCCTGAACCAGAAGCTGGATCAGCTGCTTGAGTTCAGCCGGAGCGGAAGCCAGCAGCGTCATGAACGTGCCTTCTTCAGGCTGTGAGGGCAACAGCGCATCCCAAGCCGCGTTCGTCCCAGCCGCCTCAAACTTAGGGAACTGGGACACAGCGCGCTCATGAACCGCCATGCGCTTGGAGGCTAAGGTCGAGATGTGGTTGAAGAAGGCGCGCTTGACGAGCGCCATGAGCCACTTTTTCTGACCCGCGAGGGTTGGTTCGTGCTTCTGGATTCTTGGTAGGTACCGAGTTCGACAGCGGTAGTAACAGAGATAGCCGTCGGCAATTAAATCGTCGAGTTCGTACCACTCCGCCATTTTCCAGAACTCGCGCTTGGCGGTGTTGACGATATAGCCGCGAGCGCCTTCATCCAGAAAGGGATCATCTTTGGCGGCTGCGAGGAACGGATCTTGCTTAGTCATAGTCAAACCCCTGTTTCTGACGCCCGCAAAGGCGTTGCCAAATTTTGCGTCCAGACCAGCAGGCGAACTCTGCTGGACGCCCCAGAGTTTTGCGGATGGTGATCTTAGGGCCGAAGGGAACGCGATACCGGGGAAGCCCGCGTGAGCCGAAAGTCACCAACTCGCCTACCGTTACACAAGACATACTGTAGCAAATCGCATCAAGCAAAAATAGCTTGCCTGAATTCCGAGAGGAAGTAAAGGACCACCTATTCGTCAAGGATTTCAAGGGCTAAGCGCGTAGCCGCCTCGCCACTCAGCGCGCCTGGGTCGTCGGTTCCCTGTGGCATTTTCAGGACCTGACACCGCACCCCTGAAAGCGCACTCAGAATGCGTAGGCGCTGAAACTCAGCGTCCTCATCCAGAAGCAGATAGACCTTGCCGAAGCGGGAGGCGAGCTCCTGAGCCTCCGCCACTTGAGACGGGTAGACGTTCAAGCCAAACAGCGCCGTAGCGTAGACCCCGAACGGGTAGCCGAAAGCCGTGAGCTTGAGCGCGTCGAAGGGGCCTTCCACAAGAACCAACGCCCTAGGGTTCTCGACTGACCAAAGCAGCGGTAGGCCGAACAGCGTGTTGTTAGCCGCCACTTTAGCAACCGGCGCTTCGCCTTGCATCCTTAATGTGCGGTAACGCGGCTGAACGTCAGCCCGTATCGTTCTCGCCGTCCAGCTCAGCAAGTCGCCATAGCGATCATAAATCGGGATAACGATACGCTGAGCATAGAGGCCCTTGAGCGCGTAATGAAGGCTGTAGTTCTTCGCCAGCCAGCGGATTTGAGCGTCTCTGTAGCCCCGTTCGCGCAAATAAGCCCAAAATGGGGCGGCTAGAGGGCTATCGTTCAACAGAGGCTTGAACTCAGGGAGCAGCCGTAAGGCCGTTTGGAGGGGTGCTGAAGCGGTTTTGGAGTCCAACCCCCGTAGGGCTAGGGCGGAGGCCTCAAACGCGCTCAGCGAGGGCGCTAGGGGCGCTGTACCACCAACAAGGCGTTGGGCCTCCTGCACCGAACAATGCAGAAGCTGGCGGATCAGCCGAATTGGCGACTTACCCCGATGAGCGGAATTACGGAGACATCCCCACCCCGCGCCATTAAGCGATACCCCCAGGTGCTGCGAGGGATCGTTTTCGCCACAAAATGGGCATTTGACATTCAGATTGCCCGAAGACGTGTTGGGGCCGGACGTGACATACTCAATCCGGTGTTGGCGTAGGAAGCGTGGCCAATCAAAGCTTGGCATACTTTTCAATGATTGCCAACTGTTGCTTAGACATAACAATTCCTGCCTGCTTAGCGTAACTCATCAACTCACCACAAACGTGCTTATGCCCCTCCCGCTTTTTCTTTTTGTCGTATGCCGCTTCAAGTTTCTTGTATTCAGTCTTCTTCATCTTCCCAAGACGCCAAAGCTTTTCGGCAACATGAACCTCAGCTCGGCTCCCTTGACCGTAATAACGACGAAAGAAATCAACATCATTGGTTCCAACGCGACCATCAGGCAGCAGCGCCCACACGGCCCTACCCCCAGTAATAATGCTGACAGCCTTCCTAGCAATATGATCACGAATGTAGATAACTTCAACTCCAAACAATTGACGAGGCCAACGAACGCCCATTTTCCCTCCTTATGCCAGCTTCTGTGTAGCTAGCACCGGCAACAGATCGCCAATGAGCGCGCTGTGCTTTTCCTTGCAGTCATCACAATACATACACAGCGTAAGGCTGTCATATTTTCGGAGCAAGCTGCGCGGAGCGGCAAAACCAACGCTCACGAGCCGCCCGGTTTTGGGGCAGAGACAGCCCCACTCCTGGTCCTGGTCGAAGGCAACGACGTTCATGACAGAAGCACCTTTTCTGGGTTTCGGAGGAGCGCCTTCATCAAATCTTCTCCGTCCAAGTGAAAATCGAGAACCTTCTCATCAACCGTACCCTCACAAATCAAGTCATACAAAAACACGGTTTTCTCCTGACCGTCCCGGACGAGACGGCGCTCAGCCTGTTCTCTGTCGATCACGCCCACAGCCGACTCATAGAAAAAGCAATAATTCGCGTGATGCTGCAATCCGTCGATTGACATGCTTCCAATCTGATTTTGCAAAACTGCTATGGGGCGCTCTGACTTCGCAAATCGCGCTAGCTCTGCCTTACTATCCTTCGTCCCTGACCAAAGCCAAATAGGCTTATGCCCTAGCGCCTTCAACTCTTTGACAATCCGCCTACCACTATGTGTGTAAGCGTAAAATACGCACGCCCCGGAGCCCTCAGGTACTTCCTCAACCAATTCCAGCAGCCGCTCCAACTTCGGGTTCTCCTGGAACTCAATTTCAACACGCTCTGAATTCTCATCATCTGTCTTGAACCCCACAAAACCAGAGCTGATCTGCCGCATCCGCAGGAAGGCGTTCTTCATCTCACGCAGATTGCCCCGTGCCGCGATGACCTGCTTAACCACACGCTCGTAATATTGCTGAGCCTCACCACTGAACGCCACGACCTCCCGGATTGGAACCACCTTCGGCATATCGATGCACTCAGCCGCCGCGTAGGTAATGGAGCGGTGGCGGATCATCTGTGCCAGTTGGGGCTTCAGCTTGTCCTTGAATGTGTACTCCTTGGAATAAGGCCCGCCCCAGAAGCTCGGCTTCTCAGTGAAGAACGCAGCGCGGAATAGCCCTAGTGTTTCACCTAGGGTTTCACCACCGTCAATCAGGTAGTGCTGCGCCCAAAGCATTGTGGGGTCACGCCCAAACGGTCTTCCTGCTAAAGCGTAGCGCACCTTGGCACGGTCCCGCAACCACTCCACCATTTTGAATGAAGCGCTATTGTGCGAACCCACGCGCGTACTTTCATCGAGGACAATGGCGTTGCCCCACTGTGAGAGCTTCTCCAGCTTCTTGCGGTTGAGCTTGAACTTCTGCTTACCTTTGGACTGAACACGATCGCAGACCATCGCAAGAGCACCAGGATAGGGAACCAACACCAAGCCGTCTTCAGCCTCCTCAAGCTGTTTCCATTTCTGCTCAGAAGAGCCCGCTAGCGCCACAAGCGGTAGGTCGATCTCAAAGCGCTTGAGCTGCTTCTCCCAAGTATCGAACGCCTTGTCGCTTGTCACGAAGATCAAAGCGCGCTTGATGACCCCACACTGAAACCAATACCGCAGCAACTCTAGAGACAAAATTGTCTTGCCGACACCCATATCTAGCCAATAGCAGAATTGGGGGCGGGCCACGCCAATAAGGAAGCAAGCTCGTTGATGGACCCGAAGTTTTGGGTTCAGGTTGGGTCTGGGAACAAGGCTGGCAATCTCAACGTCTAGCTGCTCTGCACTAAGCTCCTTGACCCAAAGATGATCATCTAAGGATCGCTTCAGGTAAGCCTTGACCGCCGCCTCTGGGATCATCCTGAAGCCGACTTTGCCTCTTGCACTGCCTGCGCAGGCAACTTGCGCCACATACCCCTGAGACCGTTCTCGACGTGTCCTGTCTTCTTGAGGTAATTTAAGGATTGGCTGACGTGCTGACCCGACATTCCGGACAGCTTTGCAAGCTCGCCCAACGAGGTCCAAACTCCGGGCCTCAATGCATTCAGCAAAAGGTCTTTACGCTTCCCGCGATTGCCTGAAGCTTTCTGTGGTTCAAGTTGCGGGAAGGATACAGTAACCGCCTCTTCTTGATGAGCCTCAATCTTTTGCGGAAGCTCAAAACTCACCGCCATGGACACCTTGGCGTTTGCCAGCCGAGCCAGAACCTCGTTCAGCTTAGCGTCTAGGTCACCAACCCAATCCAGCAGCCCTGCGAAGTCCTCTTCCAACTTCTTAAGACGAACAGCGCCTAGGTCGTCAGGACGAGGCAGGGACATCGCCCTCTGGAACTGAACCACCTGCGGCGGGGGTGGCTGAACGCCGTCCTCTCTCAGAAGACGCCGCGTATCGCTACGACAATTCAGAGCGCCACGATGATCAGACGGTGTTTTTGGAACAATGATGAAGCGCTCTTTCCCATTTGCGTAGCGCCACCGCACCTCCATGTGCTTACCGCGCTCACCCAGCACGCCTTGAATACCGAAGCGTGAGAGCTCAGAAATCACCGCGTCTATGTGGTCGTTCTTGATTCCCATGCTTAATTCTCCCCATCTAACGCAACGCTGCCGCCAGCAGCGCTCTCCAAGCCCTCCCAGTAGTCGTTACTGAGAGCGGCTGACGATAAGACATACGCGCCGGTTGCATACGACTGCGAAATCACGACCTGGGTCCCTTTTGGGGCATTGCGCGCGTGTTCAACCGTCAGGCGGGCTAAGCCCCGCTTCGCCTCCTCGTCAGTCTGACTATACGTCAAAACCGTGTCAGCCGTAAAAACCTTGCTGATGTCCTCTGTCACGTCAGTACTGCTGACCCGCTTGGCACCAATGCTGGACCGGCCTGATTGTGTGGGAGTTACTAAAGCGAGATTACGCTCGACCGCTAAGCCCCGCAGCTCCACAAAGATGCGCCCCAAAGCCAAGCGGAAGTCGGTAGTTCCTATGCGAAAAAGGTCCGGGTAGTCTACGATTAACACGGTAGGAATGAACTTCTGCGTAAGCTCCAGGTAGTCCAAGTACCCCTTGAGCTGGGAAACTGTCAGCGTACCTGAAGGAAATGCCTTGATCACAAGGCGGCCAAACCTTGCGCCCCAGAGCTTAACCTTGTTCCTGAGAATCTTTCGGATTGAGGGGTCACCAAAATCAAGGCGGGGGCGGACTCTTCGAGACTTGAAGCTGATCAATCGCCCAAGGTCATCCAACTCCAAGGTAGTCTTGACAAATTGGTCGTCTCTTGTCGCAATCCCAAAGAAGCTCTGGTAGTATCTTCCGAGTACCTCTTCCTCTGACATCTCAAGGCTGACGTGAACCACACGCTGCTTTTGCAGCAACGCCTGCTTTCCAACGTGAATGCAGTACCAAGATTTTCCTGAGTTATGTACGAAAACCCCGTTTGCCACGAAGTTGTTCGTGCGAATGACACTTAAGTCATAAACGTCACGAGCCCCAATCTTTTCAATTGAGACTACTCCATGGTTCTGGATAAAATGCCCTTTCTCGTTTCTGAGCCTTTTCTTAGCAACCTCAGAGCACGCTTTCGATATCTTCCGTCGCACCTTCTTGCTGTGGTTTTTACCCTTCATCCCTTTAGGGTGAATACCCGTAATCCTCCAACCCGCCGTGCCCTCCTTATTGCGCTCGCCCAGATGGTAGCTTGCATGCTCCCGCGCCTCCATCCACTCAAGATTATCTGTGTTACTGTTATTCCGATTATGGTCTTTGTGGTGAGCAAAATCTCCCTCACGAGGAGGGCCGTAAAGCTGCTCACATATAAAACGATGCTCTCCTTCTCCCAAAGAGGGAGAACCAGTCCAACTTATGTTTGAATAGGCAAAAGCTGGCTTACCCGAAGATCGACGATAGAGAGACTTAAGAGAATCTCCTGGCTTAAGCTCTCCAAGCTTTCTCCAAGTACCATCAGAAAGAAGAACAAGATGTTCATAAGTGCCAACAAGCTCCAATGGGGGTAGGTATTTTGCACGTACTGTTCCTCCCCCACGACGACCCGTCTTTTGACGCAACTTAGCATCAAGTCGAATACGATAAACAGGAGCGCGTCCTACCTTCCAGACCTCAGACACCCAAGACAAACACGGACGGTCTTTTTCAAAATCCCAACTGTAGGTCCAAAATTGCTTGCCCACCAAATCTTTAATCGGAATCCCTTGCGGGTAGTCCGTCAGATTACGAGGGCAGTCAATGAGAGTGTCTTCAACAAGACAGTTTTTCGGAGCAATGTAAAGCAATTGACGCTTGGCCACTGGGCCTATTCCGAGATGATCCAGCTCTGGAATATTTAAGGTAATATTGCCTTCTTCACGCTCCTGGAAAACCGAGGACTTCTCAACATCCTTGAGGAACGTACCTGCATCCAGCGTATGCTGACGGAACCGCAAGGCATTGTTGAGAATACCCTCAACCTCTGAGACCGCCTCCTCACCGCCTTGCAGGTAGCGCTCATTGGCCTCTAGAAGAGCGGTCTTGAGCTGTTGTGCCCTGACAAAGTCTTGCGTACGGGAGACAACGTACTCAGCATTGACCGCCTCCGCCTGTGCAGAGAGGTTGACCAACGTTCGCCTAAGCAGGTGCGTCTTGCGGTCGCTGGGGTCTAGCTTGGCCCGGGAGAAGAGCTGCTCCAGGTGGGCAGCGCCGGGAGGCTTACCAAACTTGCGGCGGTACTCAATGACCGGAGCGGCGATCTCATGATAGACGCCTGAGAAGTGCTCTGGCTGGACCTGTGCAGCCACCAGCGCGCCGTGCTGGGCGTTGAACGCCAACACCGCCAGGACAGACTCTTGCAGCGCTTCGGTGAGGGGTTCTGACGCCACGCCTTAAGCCTGGTTATCTTTAGCGCTTTTCTGAGCAGCCTTATACTCCTCTAAAACACACAGTGCAGGCCAAACGTCGGACATAACCTTAACCGGGTCTGAGCCGCTTAGAATCAGACCTATATACGTATCTGAAGTAACGCGCAACCCACCGTCCGGACGACGCGCCAACGTAAGTCCTATGAGTTCCTGACCGCCTATTTTCATCGCTTTACCTCTAAGACCGGAACGCCAGCCGCCATAGCTTTACGCACCATGTCGGCCGTGCCACGCCCACCGGGGAACTTCACCACCAAGTCTGGCTTGCCCTCAACCAACATACGCTGATTTCTAATTGGACCCGCTGCATTGCCGTCACGCTTCCAATACGCTGCATAAACCTTGTACGGAACGCCGCGCTCTCTTGCCCAAGCGCCCGCCAGAGAGTCAGCGCCGTTAGCGCCGCCATGTATGAGCAACCCGATTGGGTTGATGGCATGAACTTGATCCAGAGTGCGGAACAACGTTCGCTTGTTGTCGTAGTCACGCCCGCCAGTGACGAGAACGGTTTGCATTGTTCTCAGTAAACGTCGAGCGGCTTTTCCGCACCGTAGCCAAACTGGGTGTATACGTGCTCATCGCACCGAGAACAATTCCAAAACCGAAACCAGCGCGGTTTGACATTTGGCAAATTGTGCGTTGGTTCCCACTTAGTCGCCACCAGCTTATGCCCAATTAGAAAACAAACCAGCCGTTTCATCACAGTTTTAACCTCCAATCAAACCTTACACGCTCTCGCGCGTTAGGCTGGTTATGATCAACACACTCATATCAATCGTCATCTACCTGCTTATCGCCGGATTGATCTGGTGGGCTGTAACCACCATACTCGGTGTGATCCCCGTACCAGAGCCGATCAAGACGGTCATCAACGTGATCATGATCGTGATTCTCTGCCTGATTGTGATCTACGCCCTGTTGCCGCTGATTCCCGGAGTGGGAGGCCACCCCCTCGGACTCTCGCGGTGTTGAGGCAAGACCCCAGCAAACCACTCTCCCAGTAGCCGGGGAAACTCTCCTCTAAAGCTACTGGGATTTTGTCTATGTTGATGAGCACGGTCTTGGGGCCAACGGGGACACGTATTTTCTTAAGGTAGCTGATCAGAACGCTAGCGCCAAGAGCGCCAAGCGAGCGTAATTCATTGAAGGTGGTTAGCTTAGCCTTACTAGCCCCAAGCAACAAGTGTTGGCACAACAAACCAGACTGCGCTGCATAGCCTGCTGGAATAAGCGCCTTAGGCAAAGGGTAGTTCTTCAGCCATAAGCCCTGACGCCTCAACTCATGCGTCAAACCCTCCAACAACCAATCATGATCAGAGCGCTGAGGAGCTGCGCTGGCTTCACCTGCCAAGCCCAGCAGGAAGTTGGCGCGGTCACGTATCTGTGTCAGCTCTCTATGGTTCAACTGCGGCAGGTGGGCTAGAAGTTGCGCCAACGGTTTGGTCATTTCGAACGGCCCCAACCTGATTTAAGAATTCATCCTGAACTTCTGGTGTCAGGCTCTCCCACAAAGACTTCAGCGCAAAGAGCTGGCGCTGAATAGATTCTTCGTGCTGCCGCAATAAAGTTTCACGTCTGCGGTCTAGCCGCTCAAGCTCTTCTTGTATCGAAGTTTTTCGTGGTCTCCCTACCGTCAGTTGTCTCACACGCTCTCGCGTAATTCCGTGCTGGTTGCCAACAAACTGTAACGTTGCACCCGCTATCCGCTTTGCGATCATTTTCTCATTCCGAGAAAGCGCCAAGGAAGCATCAATCTCTGCACAGGTAGCAGCAATTTCAGTAAAACGCCGCTCGCCCTCTTCCTTGCTGAGAAGCCGACAACTCTCATGCTGCTTCTCGCGCCAAGCGTGACATTCCTCAAGAAACTCATTGGCAGATAGCGTTGAAACTCGCTCACGTATATGCGGCGGAGCCCAGCCCAAAGCCCGCGAAACGTATTTAGAACGCCGCAAACCTAGGTGCAGCACTTTCTGACGAACTGTACCTTCATCACGACCTAACACCCGCGCAATTTCTATCGTCGGTGCATATTCCAAATACATTTTTGTGAGAAGAGCAACTTCTTCAGGCGTGAAGCGCCGAATCGTTCTATGTGGAGGCAATTTCTGATCCATGACCTAAACATACTCCCTCTAAGAGAGGCACAGAAGACCTACGGTTCTTGTTGTTTTCCTGTACCGTAGCCCAACGCAGGTTCTTTCTGCGACAGTCCAGCTCATTGCCATTCTCGTGATCAACCAGCGTGTGGAATAAGCTCGGCGGAATTGAGCCAGTACGTTTGTGTATCGCAACATGTAAGTATTCTGGAGCCTTGTAACGAGCTCCGTTGCTGAGAGACCGCCTTGCATAGACCTTCTTGCCAAAGCGGCGCTTGTGCGGCTTGTTGGCGTGCCATTTCCATTGACTGAAGTACCAGTAGTCCTCTGCGTCAACGAGTGCCCAGGTCTGTGCACGGTCGTCAAGGTAGATGCGGTATTCGTGCGTGTCTTCTAAGGACCAAGTGTTGGGGTCGAAGAAGTCCACAGACCCCTTAGCGCTTCGGGCGGAACAGTCGAACACCGTCTATCACGCTTGGGTAGCTGCGCGCCTCAAACGCGAACGCAGCGCCTTTGTCATAGAATATTTTGGCGCTGTCATCGTCTGCATCTATTGCACTAAGTGTAAGCTGGGCAAAGTAGCGGCTGATGTCTGGGTAATTGAATCCGCCTTCGCCATCGATTTCTCTAAGTCGGCTGTAGTAAGTATCGAAGGTTTCAACGATGCGCTTATTGCGCAGGGTTAATGGGCGAAACCTATCAGCCAACATTCCTGACGTTTCAAAGAAGCCCTCAGAAAAGGATGCAAAGCCATCTGACAGCTCCTTGATCTGACCAATCGACAGGTCGAAAACCACCCAGTCCCCAACCTTCCAAACACCAGCTTCAGCCATTGAATCCACCCCTAGCATAATCCACTGAGCGCTCTTGGCGCTCAATGTCTTGGTCAGCTCTGACACACCGCCGCCCATGCACTGGATCATAAGGGTCTAGGCAGCGGAGGTCGAACACCGGACCCGACAGGCTTAGTAAGCAGGCCTCACAGCGGCAGTTACGTAGTTCAGGATCAATCGCGAGCATTGCGCCGCCCCTTTGGCATTGGTAGCGCGCTGGACGGAACATCAACGCACACAGCTGTTTTGCTGCAAATCTCGCAAGGACCGCGCGACTGACTCATGTAGAACTCATAAGGCCAATCGTTTTTGTTGGCGCAAGGCTCACAGTAGAACATGTGTTAAACTCCCCTTGTCAGATCTTTCAATACACGCACAACATACGCATGATAGGCGGGGCGGTCCTCAAACGACACCACCTTGAACGGCGGGTAGTCGTTACGCTCATGATAGCCGCCAGAAATCGCGCGTTCAATATAGCGCGCTTGCTCTAGCGTGATAATCTTGTTGTAGGTGGGGTTCGGAGCGGGCATATCACAGGTTCTTCTGAACCCAATCCGCAATCTGCTTGAAAGACTTTCGGCTTTCTGGCAGAAAACCTCCAAAGCGGTGCTCCCCGTCGTTCATAAACACCAGCTTCTCAAATGTGGGCTTACGCAATCCTGCTTTGAAGCCGCGAGGAGGCTGATTTTCGTCAGCTACATCTTTCAGAGCTTCAGTAGAACAGCCCTGGATACGCGCAAGCACGCCCAAGCAGCAGTACTTACCGTCCTTGTATAATGATCCACGCCCTTGGCGAAATTTGCCTGAACGCAACGCCTTTATCCAAGCTGCTTTCAGTTTCGGTTTCAGTGCCATCTAACGCTCCTTTAAGGCTTGATCTTGCTCAGTTCAACACAGAAGTACACCGGCCGTGCCGAGACCACACGTTTGGGCGCGAAGAACGCCTTCTCCACAGCCATACTTTCGCAAGCACCCTCGTCTGGATAAGCACTCATGAATTGCGTCTTGCTGATCGTAGCAACGCCCAGCGGGGGCCAAGCCATGAGCATGTAGAGAAGGGCGTATTTCATACGTAACCTTTACTCCGAAGTGATTCCAGGAGAAGCCTTTTCAAGGACCTCTCGAACCTTGGCGTGATCATGCGTAGTCGTGTAGCCGTACTTGTACAGTTCGAGTAGGAGTGCCAACATTTCCGAAGGTTCTGGTATCTCGATTTCAGTCTCGAAGGGTACGTCAAGCCCCATTCCAATGTAAGGGCCAAACTCTCGCATCAAAGCCCAAAGCTGCCACTCCGACCAGCCCTCTTTATCCTCGACCGGCGCGTGGTACTCTTTATCCTCGACCGGCGCGTGGTACTCTGGAAGTTCAATAGAAGTACCTTTAGCAAAACTGTAAAGCTCATCGTGGTTCTTGCGGAGCGCAGCGCGGCCTTCGTTCGTAAGCCGCACCTTGACCTTATTATTGATATTGAAACGCACGCTTCAGGTTCCGATCTTCTTTGCCACGAGCTTACACGCAGCAATGACATCGCTGGCTGCATTACCGCTGATTACGTTGCGTATGCCGTCAGTGCCAAGCCGTGCAAACTGAGTGATAGCCTCTTCCAGCTTGCGCGCCTCTGAGGTCTCCTCGTCGTGGATTTTATGGGCGAGCACACAGATGCGGTCCCATCTGGTGGCGATCAGCTTGCGGAGTTGTAAAGGAGACATAGTTCCCGAACACGCTGCGTTAAGGACCAGCGCAAGCGCGTAAGCTACATCTTCCTCATTTTTAGCGGAGTAGCCAAAAGTACACATTCAAACATTCTCCTGTTCGGCCACAGCTAAGGCAGCTTGTAGACCAATTCTGAGGCACTCCATCTCGCACCGCTCTGCCCGGGCCTCATCAGTCATTTCAGACACCATACAGCGAAAGATCTCCTGAGACCCGTAAGGCTTGAACACGTCACGAATGACATGAACGGGGTTGGTTGTGTCTCTACCGTAGGTGAACCCCTGAATACGGTCAGGCTTCATTGCTTCGAGAGCAGCGCGGAGCTGGGCGTCTGTGATTAAGAGAGGTCTAGAGGTCACTTATGAGAACCTTCCGAACGCCAAATACGCTCAAGGACCGCTATATATTCTTCCATGGAGTCGGTGCTCAGGTATTTCAGGATAGCCCGAGCAAAGACTTCAGGGTCTTCCGCCATAAGGTCAACAGCGTCCCGAAGCTTCATCGAACCAGCTTCAAGGTGAGGCTCAACCAGTTCCAGGCATTCCCGGAGCTTGTCAGCGATTTCCTCAGCGTCTTCAGATTCGATCTTAGTCATTGCTGTAATTGTCCCCTATTTCGAATCAAACATACGCTTCAGGCTTTTTCCCGTGCCTGTCCCACAGATGCTGGACAGCGCCCGCTCGCGAAAAGAATAGTTTTGCGCACACCGCGCACGGAAACTTTTTGGAGGTCTTATTCGGGGCCTTACGGTTATCTCTCATGGCACGAGCACGTCTCGCTGGCGTAACCGCAACAGGTTCAGGTTCCGGAGCTGGCTGATTCCAAGGCAAATCCTCGGTCAGCTTTTTCTGCATGATCTTGCGCCACTCTTTAGTTGCTTCCGCAAATGAGAGGTCATGCTTATTAGCGAACGCATGCAGGTCTTCGTGACAAGGACGACAGACAAGGCACAAGTCAGAAAGCCTTTCCACGCCCAGCCGTGCGTAAGTTCTATGGTGAACGTCAAACGGCCCTCGCGGCGTTGAACAGCAGTAGCAAATCTTCCTAGGCAAGCTTTCAAGAAAACGCCACTTTGTCCGTTTCCAGGCCCAAGAACTCATGTATTCATGGTATTGAGCACGGGTAAGACGAACGCGCGGCTCAGGCTTTTGTGGCGGCAAATAGCCCTCCTGACGCAGTCGTTCTTCAATAACCGCTGCCTCAGCTTTCGATAGAGTTCTACCAGCGTTAGCAGCGCCTAGTGTAATTCCCTTCAACCCTCTTTGGTTGTCCAATTGCTTATGAGACAGCCCCCGCAGCTCAGGGCGGTATCTAGCCTTCACCTTCCTGTTGTAATACGCTTTACTGCTCATTAGATTCTATCCTTTTACCCAGCTACTACACTTGTCTACTACCCTCAGCCCACACCTCCCCCTCCGCTACCCTCCCCTCCCACTTGCCCCAGGCCGGTCGGCCGCCTAGGCAAATAAAAACGCGGGGAACGCGGATCATAAGGCAGTGATATCCAGCCCCTATAGCCGGTGCTTTATTAGCCTGGAGCCTCAACCAGGTCCCCTGTGCGGGAGTTGGACCCGACACGAGCAGGAGGGTATAGGTTTTACTCAGTTCGCTGTCAGCTTATTCACAATCCACTGACACGGTCGGATAACCCTACGGTATGCCCCGCTTCTGTGTCGGAGTCCACCGGGGTAGAGAACCGGGGGCTTTGCTGGTGTCCTATAAGTCAGAACCAGCTTTCTGAGAGCAGAAAAGCGTCCGCTACTACCGTGGGGCTCACTGATCTAAAAGCCTCCGCCGCCAGACGCCCCTTATTTCTTAAGGGCCGGAATGGGAGGTCACAGCATAGGGGAACAGGAACCGGTAGGAGACCCGCTGTGACGCCTATCAGAACGCCTGAGTTTTATCCCAAGCGCTGACGGACCAGCGGAAACTTTTTAAAGGGGGCTAGCGTTACCAAGCGAGAAGGGGTATATGAACCCTTATTACTTGGTGACCGTCCAGCCCCTAAGCTTTCGTGGTCATCAGCTCCCGCCAGGCTTCAGCACCTGAGCGGGAGCAGCCTTTATAGGCCCTAGTCATACGCCTAGTAAAGCCCCCGTCGCAGCCACAGTTTTAACCTTGTACCTCAATGGTGCGCCGCGCGTATGTTGTTCTTGGATAACACGTCCGAGATCGCTGATGGCCCGCCCTCTCCGCAAAACCTACTCACCAACCGGAGCGTCACGATCAGGAGGACGGCTCGATTACCTACGAGGTCTGGGATCTGCGGCCTGACAGCTATCGGCGCTTGTGTTCGCTGAACGAATGGAATGATGGTGGTTCTGAAGATGATGAGGAGCGCGAGATCAGTACCGCTAAGGAAGACGCTGAGCTGATCGCCTGCGCGCTGAATTTGATGAACGAGAGCTTACTGTGAAAATCTGGTTTACCGCCGATCACCACTTTGGGCACAAACGTATCATCGAGCTTGCCCAGCGCCCTTTTGCGTCCGTTGAAGAAATGGATGAGGAGATGATCAAGCGCTGGAATTTGCTGGTAGCCCCTGAGGACTTAGTCTATCATCTAGGTGATTTTGCCTTTGCAGACCACCAGCCCTACCTTGACCGGCTGAATGGCCAGAAGAGCCTAATTCTAGGCAACCACGACCACTCTAACCGCGTCAAGAAGGCTAAGGGCTGGTCAACCATTGACAGCCTACTACACGTTGATGTTCTCGGTGAGGAAGCGCCTATCGTGCTTTGTCACTACGGAATGCGCGTCTGGAACCGCTCTCACCACGGAGCGTTGCATTTTTACGGGCACAGCCACGGCACACTTCCAGGTGATAGCCAAAGCTGTGACGTTGGAGTGGATTGCTGGGCCTACGCCCCGGTAGTCCTTGAGGAGATTAAGGCGCGGCTCCTGACCCTACCGAAACGGGGGTTGCCCGACCACCACACCCCAAAAACGGCCCTCTAGAGGGGCCTCTCCAGGGCGTGTTTTAGCTCCTGAGCCCCTAGCCAAGCCGCCCCAACCCGTTTCAGGCGCTCCAGGGCCGATTTCCAGCCGATTGCAGGGCCTTCTAGACTAGGGTCGGTTTAGAGGGGCTGTCTTGTAAGTTATTAACCGGCCATAAAAAGAATTCCAGATAGGGCTTTACAAGACTTCCGAATTAGGGCATAAGAGGGTCAAGAGCAAGAAACCCTGGGACCAGCCCTAAGCACGCTTAAAGGATCTGACTTGTGCGCTGTTACAGCGAGTAGGCACAAAGGCCCTTAAGGGCCGCGCCGAAGCGGGCTGTAAGTGTAGCGCGGTTTCAAGCAGGTAAACCGGGGTCTTGAGAGCGGATTTCTCAAGAGGCCCTTCGGTTCAGGCGCATCTCAGACCGCCGCATCTCAGACCGCGCCGTTCTATCAAACACCCAAACTTCCAACGTATGAGTTTAAGGCGAAACGGCGCTAGTTTTTGAGCGCCGTCTCCGGCTGTTTAGGCAATCCGGATTGATAAGCCAGCCTAACCCATAGGAGAGCATGACTATGACCTTAGAGCCGAAAATCTTTGCAGCCGCCGATGCCAAGCTTCGCATCAGAGGCAGCTTCACCTACAATGATATTGAAGAAGTGCTCGGTGAAATCTACAAAGTTGGCGACGACAAGCCAACCATTGAAGACGATGAAATGCATGAAATGGTGAGCGAACTTCACCAGCACTACGTGGATTTGAAGCTCGTCAAAGAGGGCGAGTAAACTAGTCAAGGCGAAACGGCTTCACACTTACTTTGAAGCCGTCGCAGCGTAACCGCGCTGCCTGATGAGCCTAATCCATAGGAGATACAGCGATGCGCCTTCCCAAAGGTTTCAAAAAGAGGCCAATCACCAACGAGAACCTAGAGCTTCTCAAGAAGGCTTGGGAGCTCCCCGACGATGAGTTCGCAACTGACGCTGAAGCTTGGAAGTCCATCCCGGAAGAGGAAGGCTGGACCCGCCAAGCCACAATGGGCACCGTTATGGACTGGATGGCTGGCCCTCCTTGAGGTTCAAAATCATGCTTAAATCCTTCCTCTACGGCCTGTGCGAGTTCGCCTCAATCTCGCTTAGCCTCGCCGCGTTGTTTGTGTTCCTTGCACTTTACGCCACCTGAAACTGCCGAAACGCCGCTTGACCTGAGAGCGGCGTCGTTGCTTCGCCTAGTCCACGAGCAGCCTGATGATGGCACGGACTGAACCTGAATCCATAGGAGACTACAAATGGCTACTCGCTTATGTCCTTGCGGCTCAGGCAAAGAGTCGTTTTGGCAAAATGATGCTCGTGGCATTCCACTCTGCCGAACATGCACCAAATGTCACCGCGAAAAGATGAAGCGTTACCGACCGGAGGTTCTGACCAATCCCAATTACTATGCTGATGAACCCATTGAGGACGCGTCATGAAAGAAACCTATCCAGCCCCCAAAGCGGGGCGCACACGCCACCTGAGCGTTGTCGCTAGCAACGCCGCGCGCACAGCGGAGTATGGTGACTCGCTGGCTGCATTCGAAGAGCGCATTTTCCGAGGCGCGATCTGCTTCAACGTCGTGCGATTCGGAGTTCCTGCCGGATCGGAATGCCAGACCACCGATAGCTTTCCACGCGCTCTGTGGTTGGCACACCAACAGCCAAGAACGCTGATCTATGTTGTGTCTAGCGACGGACGGGCGTTCTGCATGTCGCACAAGGACTACGGCAAGTTCGCCCTCATTTGGCAGGAGACGCACAAATGACTGACGACAACGAAGCTTGGTCGCCAACAGCGCTAGTCGTATGTAAAGTTTGCCAATTGTTTTGGCTAGTTTTCGTGCTTAGTGGATGCACCTACATCGTGTTTTGGATGAATCAGCACGGTGCTTGGTACGTACTTGCAGTTCTACTTTGTTGTAGCGATTGTAAAGCATACCGCTCCCCAGCACAGATCCGAGAGTGGGCCAAACTACCCAAAGACAGCCAATAATCTGCGCAAGGCCGAAATGGCCGGGCAATCCCCGGCCATCCGAGCGTGATGCGCTCGCTGATGAGGTCCAGTCCTGCACCTTATGCTTCCATAGGAGACTGACAATGCACAATATCGACATGACCCACAACCGCGCCAACATTGCCTTCCTGGGTTCGCGCAACGACGTCTGGCATCGCCTGGGTCAGGAAATGCTGTCCGGAATGGACTCCGCTGCTTGGGCTAAGGCGGCTGGCCTGGAATGGGAAGCCGTGAAGGTCCCCGCTATCGCTTCCCTGGAAGGTGCGCAGTGGGACCACATTCCGGCTGCGAAGCGCTTCGCTCATGTTGCGGACCGCTTCTTCATCGCGCGGAATGACACCGCTCAGATTCTCTCGCCCGGTACGGTGTCGGACGTCTACCAGCCGCACCAGCCCAAAGCCGTGTTGGATTGGTTCGACCGCTACATTGCGGTAGATGACCGCTTCCAGCTCGACGTTGCCGGTTCGCTCAAGGGCGGTGCGATCATCTGGGCGACGGCCACCTTCCGCGAGCCGCTGAGCGTGGCTGGCGACAAGCACGTTGCGAGACTTCTGATGACCACGACGTTCGATGGTTCTGGGGCGACGATCAACCAAGGAACCATGACCCGCACCGTGTGCAACAACACGCTGAACGTTGCCTTGATGGATAAGCGCGCTGTGATCCGCACTCGACACAATACGAAGTTCGATGCCAAGCGGGTTGGCAATGAGCTGGCTACGGTGGCGCAAGGCTTTGCTGAGTACAAAGCGGTGGGCGACGCCTTGGCTGCGAACAGCATGGCGAAGGAGGAGGTCTCTGACTTCTTCAAGCGGTGTCTGGATATTCCGCTGGAGGCGAAGGCGGAAGAGCTCTCGACCCGTAAGCTGAACCAGTTCGAAGCACTGGGCTCGGCTTACCGTACCACAGCAGCTGAAGGTGCCTCTGGCAACGCCTGGGCGGCTCTGAACGCCATTACGCGCTACGTGGATCACGACCGCGCGGTGCAGAACGGCGACAAGACCAAGGATGAAGCGCGCTTCACGTCGGCCCAGTTTGGGTCGGGAGCTTCTCTGAAGTCCAAGGCGATGGAGCTCCTGATGCCGCGTATCAAGGACAAGGTCCTGGTCGCTGCGTAAATTCCGACAATGACTGAGGCGCGTATGGTTGAGCTGTACGCGCCTCAAGCTTTGCTTTCTACAGAAACCCCATAGGAGAGAACGACAATGGAAATCCAGATTACGGAACCGATGGTTACCAAGTTGCTGACAGTTGTGGACGCAGGCCTTGTGAAAGGCGTTGGCATTCCACAGCCCGGCCAGATGTGTGTCGAAGCGGCAGTGTGCTACGCGCTTGATTTGCCTCACGGCGACGACCCCGGCTGCGTTGCGCAATCACTGCGTAACCTCAAAATCCGCCTGAACGACTCCAACTGGTCGTCCAATGAAGCCCGTGCTAAGGGGCTGCGGCGGCTGGCGGTTGTCCAGCTTGGTAGTCTTGGTCATCTTGACGAGAAGGCGTTTGTCGCAAAGCTGGTTGACTACGCTATTCGCGTTTCCACACCACAGGCTTTGAGAGCCGCTGCGTCTGTCCATAAGGACGAGAAGCATAAGGCAGCTTTGTACGAAGCAGCGAACCGTTGTGAGAAGGAAGGAACGCGAGAAGCCGCTAAGGCAGCGAAGACTGCTGCTGCTTATGCTTATGCTTATGTTGCTGATGCTGCTTATGCTGCTGATGCTGCTGCTGATGCTGCTGCTGCTGCTGATGCTGCTGCTGCTTATGCTGCTGCTGCTGCTGCTGATGCTTATGCTGCTGATGCTTATGATGCTGCTGCTGCTGCTTATGCTGCTGCTGCTGCTGCTGATGCTTATGCTGCTGATGCTTATGATGCTGCTGCTGCTGCTGATGCTTATGCTGCTGATGCTGATGCTTATGCTGCTGATGCTTATGATGCTGCTGCTGCTAGAAATGCGGCCCGCGACAAAGCTCTTTCCGACTACGCGGAGGTCGTTGTTCAAATGCTGATCGAGCTGAAGGCCCCTGGCTGTGCGTGGCTTTGGATGACTGAGCAGACGACTGCATAGGCTATAACTTGAACACTGAGTACGGCGGTCGAGTGGGACAGCGTTTTAACCTTTCGCGTTTTCCCCTCTCCTATGGAAGGAGCCGCCCGGACCCTTTCCGTGCATCCGGGCATTTGATTTTGGAGAACTAAAGCTATGACCAAGATAAACACTATGAAGGACCTCTGGCGGCCGATTGCAGAACTTAAAGACAAGTACGCTTCTGGGTTGCTGTTGTGTGCGCCAGAACTTATCGACCTCGACTGCAACCCAGAAGGTATCGGTATGGGTTATTGGCAAGACGGCGGTGGCGTTGATGGGGGTAACGCTTGGCTGTGCGCCAAGTGGAGCATGACCAACGACGAATGGTATGAGAAGGAGTGTAACCCAACGCACTTTATCCAAATGACAGGGCCGTAATGAAACTCTGGCTAAACCCTGACCGCTGCCTGCCTCCCCACAAGGTAACGCACCCAAATAAGCTGGAGGAACTCAAGGCAGACATGCTCGCCAACGGCTGGCGCTTGGGCGAACCAATTCTCTTAGGGTATTGGGATGAGCAAGCCCGCAAGGTCCAGCTTGTCTCTGGTTCACACCGTTGGGCTGA